TCAGCGACCAATCACCACAACCTGACCACCATCACCTTCATCTGCTGTGCTGATCTCCTGAGATACCACACGTGATCCCACGCGCATTTCACCGTACAGAACGGGCAGAACATTGCCCTGGGCAACCATATTATCCAGTGAAGAAAAATAGGTGTTCTGTTTGCCGTTATCCGTTGTCTGTGTGCTGGGGGTTTTGGGTTTAGGGGCCAGCATCTGTGCAACACCGCCAAGCGTCATACTGGCACCGAGAGAAAACAGCAGATTACTCGCCATAATTCCTACCCCCGGCATCCATATAGCAACCGCCATAACAGCCGCCCCCAGCACAGCCTGAAACACACCGCCACTTTTGGCTCCTGCCAGACGCGGCACGATATGGATCACAGCACCATTTGCCAGCGGTTCATTAAGACGGGCTGATAATTCCGTTTCACCTGTATCACGCCCGGCAATCCGTACCTGATACCAGCCGTCGCTCAGTTTCTGACGAAACGCCGGGAGCTGTGTGGCCAGCGCCCGGATGGCTTCAGCCCCCGTTTTCACACGAAGGTCGATGCGGCGACCAAATCGTTGTAAATCCCCGTAAAGGCAGATGCGCGCCATGCCCGGTGACGCCAGAGGGAGTGTGTGCGTCGCTGCCATTTGTCGGTATACCTCTCTCGTTTGCTCAGTTGTTCAGGAATATGGTGCAGCAGCTCGCCATCACCACAGTAAATGGCGGCATGATTCGGCACCGATGAACCAAAACAGCACAGCAGCACATCGCCCGGTTGTGCTGATGACAACGGCACCTGATACAACCCTGTGGCCTCCAGATTATCCAGATAGAGATTCTGACCGTGACGCCACCAGTCATCCTCGCGATGAAAATCCGGCATCTCAATCCCCGCCAGATGATAAGCATCCCGGAACAGCGTGTAACAGTCCGTCACCCCGTGCTCAAAGCGCCGCCCGGTGAGATGCGGCACACAGCGGAACTTATGAATCGTCCCCCGGCAGACCAGCCACCACGGCAAATCACTCTGCACCTGCAGCCGCCGGTCGGCCTCACTCAGCCAGGGCAGACCACCGGGGTGGCTGTGAACCAGCGCCACAATCTCACCCTGCATCTCTGCCTGCAGCCAGTCCTCCGGAGCCATCCGGAAATACTCCTCCGGCTCACCGGAAATATTCACGCAGGGAAAATATCTTTCCCCCTCCGGCGTTCTCACCACGAAGCCGCACGACTCCGCTGGCGCACATCGCCGGGCGTGCGCCAGAATCGCTGATTCTGTCTCTGTCATGGGATTTACTGCGAAAGTTTGTTAATGGAAAGGAAGCCGCCAAAGTTGCCGACGTTATTGCGGAACTTGCAACCACTCAGGCATTTGCTGCACTTATCCTTCGTGATATCGGACGTTGGCTGGTCATATTCATCCGCGACCGCCGGGCCATCATAACCGCACTCATCACCGCGATAGGTCCAGGTGCAGGTGTTGGCCAGCATGATACGTCCCGGAAAAACAGCGCCATCCGTTTCCGTCGGTGTGGACAACACAAAGGAGGCACTGACCGCACTCAGTTCGCTGCACTGCTCTATGCGCCAGCGGCTGATCACCTCCTGCTCCGGATCGGCGTCGCTGTTTCCGTTGACGAAGTTCACCGCATCCAGAAAACGGGCGTAAACCTTACGCCTGACCACCGTTCCGCCGACCAGACTCTGCAGGTCTTCCGCCATCCCCGTGACCATGCCGTGCAGGTTAGAAACCGTCAGTGTCGGACGGGCAGCACTGCCCTTGCCGTTCAGTTCAAATCCCGTCCCCTGAATGGGGTATGCCTGATACTGCCGCCCCTGCCAGGTAACCGGCTCACCTTTTTCGTTCTGCTCATTACAGAAAAAATAACGTTCACCACCGACCTCTGTCAGATCGATTTCCCAGAGCACCACCTGGGCTGACTGAGTGAGGAGTGTCGTCTCATGATGTGTTTCCTGTGGAATATCCTGCACCAGAGCCTCCTATGCCACGACCTGTTCAAAATCTGCCGTTATGGTTACCCACAGCGCCCCCACGCTTGCCGACCATTTACGACAAACCACCCTGATCGGTTTCCAGTCATAAGGTGGCGTCCACTGAAATGCGCGGACGCCACCGTGCCGTTCCAGAAAGGCTTTTAAAGATGGGTGTTCACATTTACGAACACGTATCGTCACGCTGTAAGTCGACAACTGGTTATTCAGTCCCGCCGCACGACGCTGTTCATAACCATCGCCCAGCTTCACTGTCACCACTTTCGGCTCTGATACCACATTCATATCCGGGCGCACTTTCCAGTGAAACGTCTCCATTACCGATATGCTCCACTTAACCGACCACCATCACGGGCCTGCTGTTGCATAAAGTCCGCTGCCGCTTTTTTCCCAAGGTCATAAACCACCTTCAGGGCAGCCGGACCTATCTGCCCGTTCGTGCCATCGTTATTGATCTCGATGTTGTACTGCGGGGCAAACATCGCCATACCTGAACCACCAATATCCGCTACAACCCCCAGCTTACCGTCAGCACCACGACGCAGTGGCAGAATGGCTTCAGGTCCAGCTTCCCCCATCACACCCGCGCCTTTTGCAAAAGCAAAAAACGTCGGACGGTTAACCACCGTGCCACTGTAGCGGCTCAAATCAGCCGACTGATAAACACCGCCATCAGCATTGGCTACAAAATCAAAAGGCAGCGCGGAAGCAATGCCTTTTACCGCTTTCATTAAAGCTATCTGAGCCATGATTCTGGACATATCTGACAGCACAGAAGAGGTGAAGGATTTGAAATTGAGTTTGCCTGTAGTACAGAATGTCGCCAGCCAGTCACTCATGCTACTGAACGCAGACGTGAACAACTGTTCCACTGTCCCGGCTGTGTTATCTGCTTTCTCAGTGACATTCTGGAGTGCACGCAGGACTCCGTTTTTCCAGTCACCCTGAGCAATTTCAAGCTGTTGCCAATAACGGCGATTCTCATTCAGTTGTCGGTTCAGGCTCTCCGTCAGCGCCTGCTCGGCCTTTCTGTAGTCATCCGTGTTATATGTCCCTTTCTGCTCACTATCCCGCCTCAACTGCTCCAGCTGTTGCTGATATTTCTGGCGAAGACTCAGTTGTACCTGATATCGCTGCCTCTGCTGATCACCCATACCCACCGTGGCGATATCCAGGTCATGTTGCTGACGCTGAGCGCGCTCTTCTTCAGCCAGTTGACTGGTCAGCTGAATTGTTTTTTTCTTCAGCTCGTTGAGTGCCGTCTGTTTCTGAAGCTCCTGCTGTTTTACATCCAGCAGCGTCAGTGCCTGAATCAGTTCATCTTTACGGGCCAGCACACTCTTTTCATCTGCCGTCAGTTTTTTCCCGTCCAGGTCGCTGATGCGCTGCTGCAGAGCCAGAAGCTGTTTATGCGCTTCTGTCATCCTTTCCGTGGCAATGCCTGCTGACTGTCTGGCAGCAGCAATCTGTCCTTCCACCTGTGCCTGTTGCTGACTGTACTGCAGCAATAACCGGGTGGCCTCATCATTACGGGGTTCGCGTGTTTTTTTCTTACCGGATGCCAGGGCTTTCTCGTAACGTTCATTTTCACGTTGTATCGCCGCATCCCTGACAGCCTGATCGGCGTACTGCATGGCATTAATACGCGCAATTTCACGCTGATGTCGTGCTGCTTCCGTTTCATTCATCCGGTTCAGTGCAGCATTTTCAGCATTACGGCGTTTCTGTTGCTCCTGATAATTCCGCTCTGCCTGCTCTTTTGCATCCTGCAAATCCTTCTGGCGTTTTTTCTCCTGAAGCTCGTTAAGACGCTGCTGATCGTACTCAACCTGAGAAGATGATGCCGTCCAGGGGAGTCTTTTCGCCCGCGACACTTTCTCCTGTAAAGCGGAAATCTGTTCATCCAGCGAGTCTTCACGACCAATATTCATGGCCGCATCCCAGAAACGACTCCATAAATCAGACAGATACTTCAGCGTACTGCCCAGCGCATTGAGGTTATTATCAATATCCGCAGTACGCCGACCGGTTTCCTCTGCCAGTGCAGACATGGCTATCCGTGCAGCATCACTGGACCGTCCCTGATCCCCAAGGACACGTATCTGCTCAAGCTGAGTGGCAGTAAGAAAATGCAGCTCATTGTCCAGAGCCTTCGCGGCATTTACAGGATCATCCTTCAGCCGCTTAAACTGATTTATGGTATCGCTGACCGACTGGCCAACCGATCGCTCCATCTGTGCGGCAGCTCTCGCCACCATACCGATATCGTTTCCACGAAATGCACCACTCCCCACCACCTGAGCCAGCGCACCGGCTGCAGCATGTTGCGTGATACCATTCCCGGAAATAGCACGACTAAGCGTCCACAGCTGCCCGGCAGTGACTCCGGCATAATGCCCCGTCAGCGACAACTGGCGGTTAAATTCTTCCCCCTCCTTCTGACCGTCATACCAGGCTTTACCCAGACCATAGACGGACGCGGCAATACCGCCAATAACCCCGCCAAGCATCATGCCTTTCGGTGACATCAGAGTGTCTATCCATCCGGCACGGTTAGCCAGCGTTATCCCGGATCCCCTCAGCGCCCCTAAATTGCCGCGGGCCAGTTCACCTATCAGAACGCCTATCTCCTGGCGGGCCGCTGCACTTTTCAGACCCAGCGAATGCGTGGCTTTTCCTGCCTGCTCCATTTTGCGGATATACACTTCTGCAGCACTGCTTACCCCCAGCTGGGCAGCCTTAGCACGAAGCAACTCAGAAGAAGAAAGATTCTGGCGGGTTGCCTGCTCTTTAAGCTGACGGATAAACGCCACTTTCTGTCGGGTAGCCTCTTCCTCAGCCTGCGTAAGAACACGGGTTTTCGCCGTAACCTCAGAAATCAGCGCCAGATAATCCTGCTGACCAATCCCGCCACTGTTTCTGGCCTGTCGGATCTGCTGCTGAATACGCTGTAATTCCTGCAGCCCCGCACTGGCCTGTTTCACACTGTCAATCTGACGATAAAACGCGGCAGCCGCTTTATCCTGAGCCTCCGCCAGAGCCATGGCCTGCGCCTGTTCCTCGCGCATTTTCTGGCTCAGCGCCTCCATGCGCTGGCGGGTTTGCTCCACCTCGCGGGCCATGCGTTCATGAGCCTGTGCGCTCTTCTCCACCGTCTGCGCATGGACGGATGCGGCTGTTGCAGCCGAAGAAGCCGCCTGCATTGTCTGCCGGGCGGCCTGAGTCTGACGCTCCATAAAACGCTGCATACGGGCAGAAGACCGTTCTGCATCGCTGGCTGCACCATTCAGAAGGTTTTTGATACGGGGAATTTCATTTTTAAACTCTGCCGCATCAATCCCCAAATCAATGACCAGGTTGGCTATCTGGTCCATAACGCACACCTCCGGAAATACCTTCCCCAAGATGCATCAGTTCTTCGTCCGTTCGCTCCGGTATCCCGTTCTCTTCCGGTAAAAGGCTGAAATCAGCCACCGCAGCATCATTGCTGCCGGACACCATTCTCACGATCAATGCCTTCAGCGAGGCAAACTGCGCATCCATCCACACATCACTGAAGCTCTGCATCCGGAAATAATCGCCCCACTCACCAAGCTCAGTGGCCGACATTTCCGACAGCATCCGCCGCCAGTCTGCCCGCCGGAACTCCCGGGCAAGCCGCATGACAAACTGCATTTCCCGCGTCAGGACTTTTCCGGCGTCAGCACCTCATGCTCCAAATCCCCGGCATTCTCAATGACTCCCATACCGCTCAGCGACAGAACCATCTCCGCCCCCGCTCCCAGGGCATCATACGACCATGTTGTAATAACGGATGCGCAAAGCGTCTCAACATCCTGAGACTGTTCCGCATTCCACAGTGAGCGGGAAACCAGCCAGGCATTGATATCCATCCCCATCCGCAAAAAAGCAATCTGTCGTTCAGCCTCCGGCAGTTCTCCCTCTTCGGCATCAAACTTTGCCGTTCGCTGCTGAACAAACGCCAGATATTCAATTCTCTGCAGCCCGGACAGCTCACTGAGCACCACGGACTGCTTTTCATAATTAAACGTGCCCTGTTTCAGAAACATCATGTTCTCCACCTGCAAAAAAGCCCCGGATAACCGGGGCAAATGATGAGTATCGTCCTGTTAACCTGCTGCGCTGACAGCCACCGCAGCCACTGCCACAAAATCGCCGTCAGAAGTCATGCCCACAATGCTGACACTGCCCTGCTTCACGCCTTTCACCGTGGCCACAAGCCCGTTCAGGGTCACCGTGGCAGTCTGTGGATCTGTCGAATGCACACTGATCGCTTTGTCACTGGCTCCGTCAGGTTTTACTGTAAAGGTCAGCGTGGTGGTTGCTCCCACTTTTACACTGGCAGATGCCGGTGCCACCGTCAGCCCGGTAACGCTCACTGTTTCAGTGCCTTCCTCTGCCAGATACGGACGCCCCACACCGCTGATTTTCACTGTGCGGGTCATCACGTCTTTTGAGGCAATGGTTTTACCCAGTGAGCTCAGCCAGCCACGGAAAACATCAACAGTGCCGTTGGGATATTTGATACGAAACGCGCAGACTTCACCGGAGTCGAACAACTGAACCAGTTTTTTCTGCCCGCTGTCACCCGGACGCCAGGCCAGCGTCGCCGAAGTATCACCGACGGATTTCTGCCCCTGGGTTGTCGTTTTCCAGTCTGCATCTTCATCATCGAGATAAGTGTCATCTTCTGCATCAGCGGTCATTTCGCCAGGTTGCAGATCCTTCACCATCGCAAGACGCAGCCAGTCAGTGTCCGATAAAGGGTTCGCAAACGCATCGCCCTTGCCGGTGTACATCCAGAACGTCGTTCCCGCACCTTTCGTTTTTGCCAGTGGATTTGGTGTGGTCATTGCCACCTCCTTTAATTCGTGTACGTGATCTGGTACGTGATTTCCGCCATCGCCCAGGTGGCCATCTCATTATCACGTTGATAGTTAAAACCGAGAGGGATCAGGGTGTCGATGAGTCCGGAAAGTGCCGGTATATCATTCAGGGCCGGGAAAATGGTGCTCTCCATCCACATATCCAGCTCTGAATCCGGTGCCTGTGCCCGGATGAAGACAGCAATATGCAGAACAGCCTGCCAGTCATCTTCATCCGTCATTTTTCCGGTGTACTGAGCATCACTCAGCCACACCGCCACGGCAGGCAGTTCCTGCGCATCAATAAATGCCGGAAGCCCGTCAAAAAACGTGGCGCTGTCTCCACACTGTTCCCGAAGGCGTGCCAGTACGGCCTGGCGGATTTGTGTATGTCGGTTCATCGGGTCAGCCATAACCTCAGTTGTTGTTTCAGTGCATACCCCAGCTGTTTCGGCATTTCCGCAGCAATAATGCGGTCGCGGGCATCTTCAAATGCCTGTGTCAGCGGTCCGGACAGCGGGACTTTCACTACCTCCACAGGAAGACGATTTTTTCTTGGCCTGCCCTGATGGTCATGCCCTGTTGCAAAACGCGCTTCAGGAAGACGCCTCAGAACATGCCAGCGGCCATTCGCCAGTTGCTGAATAAATGCCCCCCGGAAAAAGTATTTTCCCACTCTCAATCCTTCACCAGCACGCCGCCGTGTTGTGTTCAGTTTGATGGCGGGCAGATTGCCCCGGTTAACGCGGATCCTGGCCGTCATTTTTCCTGACGGACTGGCTTTAAACACCCGGACACGCTGACGTACCAGTTTCAGGGGGATCCCTTTCACCTGGTTATCTCCCGCAACGGTATTCCCGGCAACCTGCCGGGTGGCAACCGAGACCGCTTTCTGTGCCACACGGTTTATCGCCCATGCGCTGGCCTGTGGCACCATACGGGTATCAAGGCTGTTCAGATTGCGGATAGCATTCTCAAGCCCCTTCATCCCACACCTCTTTACTCAATAAAGATCATTGGCTTACCGTTAAAGCGTTCATGCCGTGTGACCGTCCATTGTTGTCCGTCATAAACAACGCGATCCCCGCGCCGTGGGCGGTATCCCGAAGAAAACACCACCAGAGAGACCGCAGGTCCGGACAGAGCATTCAGCTCTGCCAGTGTTTCTCCCGGGATCACAGTCATATCGACATCATTAATCGAGGCTGTCTTTCCCATCTTTCTGACCGTGGTCGCATCCATACGCGCTGCCAGCCGGGAAAAGGGATCAGACATTGAGTTTTACCGGCACTTCTTCTGCACTGGTTCCGGCATCTGCCCAGACAACCCCGACCAGCGGATCAGAGCCGCTGTTAGTCAACTGAACTTTTCCGGACTTCAGATAAACCTTCTTACCCGTTTTCATGTCATCCGTTTTCAGCTTAGGCAGCATAAACACACCTTCGGTCAGGCCGTCGCCTGTTTCACCCTGTGGAATATCGGTCAGCGCTACCGCAAAAACATCACCCACCTGCACCAGATCTCCGCTGCTGATGGCTGCACTGGCAACAATCGCCACCGTTTTTCCTTCTTCTACAAAATTCTTTGCCATAACTGTCTCCGCACAGCCCCGTTCAGGGGCTGATTTCAGGTACAAAAAAAGCCCTTACGGGCCATCAGAGTTGTTGTCTGCGACGTTTACGCCGTACATTTCACCAGACCGCGGTGATCAACTGGCGCGACACCGGCGTCAATACGCACTTTCGTTGTCACGCCATCCACACTGAAGCCCTCCATCTGATCAATATATGGCGTATCCACACCGTTGAGATAAGCCACTTCAATCGTATCGGAGCCTTTGGACGCAGCCAGGTAGAAGGTGGTCTGGCTGTTATCATCAAGACGAGGCTCTGCAATAACGGTCGCAAAATCTTTCACCGGGTTAATAATACCGGCGTTAATGTCAGCCCCCTTGACACTTGAGGAGCGAATGACCTGGTTAGCAACAGACTCCATCGCCGTCGGTACCAGTACGAACGCAGGACGAATATTCAGATGACGCTCACCCTCTTTCTGAACGCGCATCAACTGGCGGGCTTTATCCAGCGATGCCACGTCCATTGCAGCGCTCTCCAGTACGTTTGCATGTTTCGCTTTATCGAACAGACTTACATTATCTGTGGAGATTTTCGGGTTAGACGTCAGAATGGCATAAACCAGATCGGCAATGGTGGATTTCGCCGCACGGCCCAGTTTCATCGGGACATCGGTCAGCATATTCAGATCATCATTGATAATGGCCTGACGGGTGATACTGAACAGCTCGCCATAGGTCGCCAGTGCAATAGTGGCCTGTTTATCTCCGGTGGTGACGTATTTATATTCCGCCCCTTCACGCACCTGACGCAGAGCACTGAAGCCCCCCATACCCACACGATGGGCAATTTTAAAATCAGACAACTGACCTTTCCGCGTCCACTGTTCATAGGTTTCAGGGGCATCTTCCCAGCCCTGCAGAATGGCTTTGTTCGCAACATCCAGCAGAATATTACCGAAGTCAGACGTACTGTGTGTGAACGCCGCACCGACCATCTGCATCGGGTTATAACTGGAAACCCCAATACCCCGTTCAGTCAGTGACATACGGGCATATTCACGCAGGGTCATCCCGTTGTAGACATTATCACGTTCGGTTTTTTCAAATCCGGCACGCGCCATCAGCGCCTGGCGGATCCCGTCCCCCACAAAATTACCGTTACCGGCATAAATATGAGCCGGGGTATTTTTATTGGATGGCGTGGACTCGCGCCCCATCTCGTTCAACAGCTTTTCGCGGGCCTGCTCCAGCGAACATTCAGGATCGGCAAGACACTGAGCCTGCAGCGTCTGATAACGCCCGCCAAACATGGCAAACAGATCATTAATACCGTTTACACGCGCTTTTTGCTCTGCCAGTACCTGCGCACGGATACTGTTTTCATCCACCACGGGTGCTGCTGCCTGCACTGGCGTCCGGGAAGCTGCAGGTTCATTATCCTGTACGCGTGGAGCACTGTTGCGTGGCGGAGTAATCATGTTTCGAATGGATTCCGGCATCTTTTTAAATTCCTCTGTACGTTTTGACTGAATACATGCCATTGCCTTAACGGCTGGCGTCACCTGATCAGCAAATCCCTGTGCCAGACATTCGGCACCGGACATCCAGGTCTCATCCGCCAGCATGGCAGCAATTTCATCGGTGGTTTTCCCGGTTTTCTGTGCATAAGCGGGTAACAGAACCGCCTCAACTTTATCGAGCAGGTCGGCATAGGTGCGCATGTCCTCCGCATCACCGCCCGTAAAGCCAAATGGTTTATGAATCATCATGAAGGTGTTTTCCGGCATAATGACCGGGTTTCCCACCATCGCAATGACCGACGCCATTGATGCCGCCACACCGTCGACATAAACGGTAATGGACGCACCATGTGTTTTCAGCGCATTAAAAATGGCGATGCCTTCAAAGACATCGCCACCCGGTGAATTGATATGGAGATTAATGTGGGTGATATCGCCCAGTGCATTCAGATCACTGATAAACTGCTTCGCTGTAACACCCCAGAAACCAATCTCGTCATAAATATAAATATCCGCGTCACTCTGGTGACCAGCCTGCATCCTGAACCAGGAATTATTCTTCGGACTGGTCGTCGGTGTACTGCGGCTACTGTCGTTTCGTTGCGGCACTGCTGCCTCCTTTATCACTGGCCGGATCGGTATCAAATACCAGGTCCAGCTTGCGGTTTTCATCAATTTCGGCCTTGCGCCGACGTTTGACATCATCCGGATTACGACCACCTGCACGTACCCAGTCTGATTCTGTCGCCGCTCCACCACGAATCTGGATTTTCCAGGCCTCAGCCTCCTTAACAGGATCAATCCACGGCATCACCGGTCCGGAATACACCGCGGTATACAGTGAAGAACGGTCAAGATCGCGGGGTAGCCTGATAACACCGGATGCCACAGCCTGTTTCAGCCAGGCACGATACATCGGGCGGGTGACGGCACCAATAAACCAGTCCTGCAGGATCAGGTAGCCATCAGTGGATTCAACCAGCTCCTGACGCTGGGCGCTGTAAGTGCCGTTATAGTTGCGCGCTGTACTGGAAAAACTCAGACGACTGCCCGCCGCCACGGCACGCAACTGAGCATTACGAAAAGTTTCAAGGTTAGGATTTGGGCGATCCGACTTCACCATTCCGATTTCTTCGCCGGGTTTCAGATCGTCGTAAATAATGCCTGGCTGAATGGTAAGCTCGCGTTCATTCTCCTTGCTGTAATTACCATCCGTTTCATAGCTCTGTCCGTCGCCTTTGCGGATGTACATCCCCAGAGCAGCGGCGACCCTTGCTGCAGTCAGCTCAGAATCTTCATACTCTTTCAGGGCGCTGAGGCGGATCAGCACACCGGACAATAAAGACGTCCCGCGCATCTGGTGCAGACGGCGAACAAATTTAAGATGCAGCATTCGCTCTGCATCCACTTCTTTGGTTTCCATCTGCCGTCCGGATACAGGACGACTTTTATACACCAGATATTTTTCGGGACGCCCCCAGTCATCAACAAACACGCCCTGATTCAGCCTGTTACTCTCATCACTGGTCATGGGAATAAAGTCCGGCTCGAGCGCCTCCAGCCAGAAATGAACACCGGCAGAAGGCGTCAGGCTGTTTATGCGCCCGGAAACCATCTGGGCAAACACCTCACCATCGCGCAGCCAGGTACGCAGCATCAGACGTTCCAGCATCGGACGGGTAAACTGCCCGGTGACCTCCGGACTGACAGACCATTCACTCCATCGGGTACGTATCTCCGCTGCCAGATCACGGGCAATGGCCCCATTGCGTAATACCGGATGTGGCTCGACAATAATCCCGTTTTTCCCCACCACCCGTTCTTCCAGCTTGTCAAATACACCAATGACCAGATCGTGGTTGTTATCAAGGTAACGGGCCTGCTCACGTAACGACACGGCCCCGTACTGGCTTAACTGGTCGGCAGTTCGGTTCTCCCGTCGGGCTTTGTGTGTCCGCGTCGTTTTTACGGCCTCATAAGCCTGGATCACCGCACGGGAACGCAGCCTTGCCGCTTTCCATCCTGGTGAAAAAACGCCAATCACATCATCAAGAATTGCCATCAGAACCTCGCCAGCCGGTACCCGGGATGCCCACGTCGTCGTGTAATCAGAGCCGCAAGGCGGCGCTCCCACTCCTGCCGCCCCTGCCGGATCTCAGATAAGTTTTCCATGGTCATCTGCTGACCATTAAAAGTGACGGATTTTCCGTCCAGCACCGCCATTTCAGCTTCCGTATAACGCTGAATCATGGCTTCAATATCATTCTGATTCATAACCATCCTCCGGAAGTCAGCCAGGGGTTAACATCGTCAGTTACTGTTTTCTTCCGTTTTTGTTTTTTAACAGGCGTGGATACCGGTTCCGGTGAGGGTGACGGTTCGGTACTGTCCGGGACACACTCCAGCCAGGTTTCCCGGCTCGCCCACTCCGGTGCATCCGGCCAGCGGATCTTTTCGTATCCATGCAGAATGACCAGAGCCTCGGCATACACCATCAGGTCAAAAGCTTCGTTGGCACCGCGACCCGGCTTACTCCATTTCCCGTCACTGCTCCGCTCTTCATACGTCAGTTCGTCGTAAAACCAGCTCCCCAGCCAGTCAGGGAAATGCACATAGCCAGGACCTGGCGAGTTACGCCATAACGCGTTATTCACCCGGTCTTTCAGGGCATCCGTCTGAAGAAGCCAGAGCGGCACATCACCTGCGGCCTGCGCCCGTCGGCCCGTTCGTCCGGTGTTATCAGGGAATGTACGGCTGATCAGTTTTGCGCGCCGGATGCTGTCGCCCTTAAACAGGTAAATACGTTTACCAAGGCCATCACGACGGCAACGACGCCAGAATTTATAGGCATTATCAGTGACCCCGTCTTCACCGCCGGAGTCCACCGCCATTGCCATAAGTCGCATTTGTTGAGAAGGATCGGAGGCCAGCGGCCAGCTTTTATGAAAAACATCTGTCAGCAGGACATCCCAGTCTTCCGGATAGCTGGCCGGATCAATTCGCTGGCTCTCCCCGTCGCAGTCACTGCGCAATGACTGCGTGATGTTGTAACGATCAATAATCCAGCGTTCGCCACGACTGCCATAGCCTGTTACCTGAACCACAAAACGGCGATGACGTCCCGCCTGCACATCCACTGTCGCCACAAGGAAATTAACGCCATCCGGCACACTGCGGGAAGGAACTGGCTCTGCCCGCTGCTCAAGCAGTTCACTTTTTCGTTGCTCCATGCTGGCACGAGGAAGATAAGGCAATCCCCAGTCGGTGTTGATAACCGCCCTGAGTGTTTCTTCGCTTCCTGTCGCTTCATACTCCTGTTCTGCAGTCAGTAATTTGTAAACCAGTTGCGCCCAGGTCTGATACGCAGCAGCTGGCCCTTCCATCCAGAAACTGGCGATACGGGAGCGGCGCGGTTCACCGGAAACGTTGCCGTTACGATCAATGACCTGACCTTCACGCAACCAGACTCCTGCACTATTGAGCTCACGCTTTTTCTCCGCAGTGATAATGCCGCTGCAGTGCGGGCAAAGTAGATACGCCGCCTCACTGGCTTTAAAGGGATCCGGTTCATTACGGTAGCCGGTCATGGCATCCATGGCTGGCTGAAAATATTCACCGCAGTGCGGACATGGCCAGTACCAGCGGCGGCGGTCACCACGATTGTAAAGGGAAAGAATACCAGTCGTCGGTGGCGCTTCATGAGGCGACTTACGTCGCCATTTGCTGTCGCAGATGTCACGTCCCGGCGAGCTCTCCACCAGAGTCATCCCGGCGGACATAAATGTGGTGGTACGTTTTGAGGCCAGGGAGAAACCATCACCCTCGCTGTCGATATTCTCCGGAAAACGGTCGTAATCGGTTAAGGCGACAAACCGGTAATCCGACGACGACATAATGTTGACCGAGGGCCAACCAATTTTAAGGAACGAGCCATCCCTGAACGTCTTATCATGAACATTATTGTCGTTACGACGTGGACTCATTCTTTTCTTTACCGCCGCACTGCTTCTGAACGTTCTGTCGAGGCGCTTTTTAGAATGCTCGCGGGCCTTATCTTCGGTCATCTGCACAACGAGCATGTCCGAAGGATCGCAAACGATGGTATAGACAATCCATCCATCGATCAGACCAATGGTCTTCCCTGTTCGCGCAGGACCAACAAAAATCACCGCATCGTATTCACGCGATGCCAGGCAGTTCATGGGCTCAATGATGTAGGGTGTCAGTTCAGGATCCCATGGCACCGAGTTACCAGCCCCCTTGGGAACACGCATGAATTTTTTAACAGCCTCCGAAATCGGCATGCGACGTGGTGGGGAAAATCCTGCCGATATGTCCCTTCCCAAATTTCGGGCTGATGAAAAACCCATTATTCCTCCTGGAGACTCTCTCCTTCCTCATCAGGAATTAATTCAGCAGCACAAGCCTCGTAGGATTTTTCCTGAAGAGTGTATCGCAGGTCATCAATGGCCTGCTGTACAACGCCGACGGCCTGAGGAGTCAGGGCGCAATCGCGTTCAAGAACATCCGGAATTGTCTCCAGAACCTGGACGACAGCCTTTCTCATGGACGAATAGACGATGACTACTTCATCAACGGGGATGAGTTTTCGCTGCTCCTTTTCCAGCTTGATCCTTTCATTTTCAGACTGGTACCAATCCTTTCTCTCTTTCGGCTCCATACGGGATGGATCATGAACAGAGTCTGCTGCCTCATGCTTCACACTAAACAGGGCAGGCCCGACATGCTGCAGGGCGTAAACGGGGTTCCCCCTGACAGTCGCTGCCACAGGAGTGTTGGCCGCGAGGAGCCGTTTTTTTACTGTGTCCCGGTGAAGCCCAAAGGCCTCGGCGATTTTAAAAACACTCCAGTAATAAGCATCACCGATCCCGCTCACATTTGACATAAGCAACTCCATCTGGCAGGTGAAAATCAGGTTTATTTATATATTTCAATTAATTGAAAACTGGTCTAATGACAGGGAGAAAAAAATATTGTACAGGTGAAAAGAGAAATAACTTTTAATTATCAATAAATTACCTAACATGCTGCCGCCGCCATGGAAATGCAAAAACTAGCCTTTTTCCGCGACGCTCCCGCCCCGTGGCAGGCCACCCCACCGGAAGGACCCGCCAAAATGAGAGTGATTATCACCATTGCTGATGAATAAATTGATGAAAATCATTGAAACGCCTTTCAGCAAGATAACGGCGACGGTCGTTGTTGAACTCCGTAACTCTGCTACTAAGGTTAAAAGCATGGCCATCTTTTGCCACCGGCAAATCTTCAATGGATTTCCCCTGCCGGTTTTTTATTCCTCACATTATCGCAGCCCCTCAGTGAAGGGCTGCTGTAATGCCTGCTGTTACTCAGTAACGACCGCGCCTTCCGGTAATTTCATACCGGCAAATACCGGACAGCCCGGGGATCGTTATCTGCAGCTGGTTAGCCAGGGAGTTAATCTCAGCGACCAACACTGGCTTCGTATAGCGCCATGCCGCCAGCCCTTGTCCACAGAAGCTCGCCATATCTTTTTTCTGATCAAACTCATGACACTTCATATTGAGCTGCGCACTTAAGCTGTTGCGATGCTGAAGTTCTCCGGTGAAGTAGTCATCCAGGACTTTATAGGCTGCATATTTAAATCCGGGGTTTAGCCATGCTGCATAATCATAAGCAACAAACTTCCCGCCATATGTTCCACCGTGTACACCGCGCTCAGTAAAAACCACAGATTCGTGTTTTTTCTCCAGCTACTTAATGCGCTGGGTGCGGATATATTCCTGCGCCCCTTCCAGTTGCTTCTGCATCGTCATCAACCGTTCTCTGAGGGTGAAATAATCCCGTTCAGCGGTGTCTGCCAGTCGGGGGCTGGTTGCATTATCCATGCTGGTGGGTCCGGTGGCTTCACGCACGGCTGCGGAGCAACTGGCATTGACCCGCAGGCGCTTACGACCAGCGGCAACATCAGCGTGCAGAGTTTCATTTTCAGTTTTCGCATCGGCTAACTCCTTCGTGTATTTTGCATCGATCGCAGCAACATCACGCTGACGCTGCTGCATGTCAGCGATGGTGGCGGTCGCCTGCTTCAGCTCACTGACTTTTTTATCACGCTGTTCTTTGTAGGCGATGGCGTTATCACGGTAATGATTGACCGCCCACGACAGGCAGACGATGATGCAGATAACCAGAGCGGAGATAATCGCGGTTACTCTGCTCATTGTTGCCCCCACAAACAGACTTCACGCTCAATCTCACGACGAGTCATCAGGCCTTTCCATTGCTTACCGCCAGCGTATGTCCAGCGACGTAGCTGGTCACATGCGCCTTTGATATCGCCCTGGTTTATTTTGCGAAGAAGCGTCGATGTTCTGAAATTGCCAGCACCCACGTTGTAGACGAACGAGTAAAGAGCGCCGCGCGTTGTTTCCGGTATATCGACTTTGATGTACGGGTTAATTTGTCTGGCGACCGTGGCAAGGTCTTTATTCTGGAGGGCTTTGCATTCTGCTTCGGTATACGTTTTACCTAGCATGATGTCTTTTCCGGTGTGTCCGTGACATACAGTCCATACGCCAACGATATCTTTGTATGGTATGTAGCTGACACCTTCCAGGCCATCGTCACCACTCGGACCAGTGATGAGCACAGACGCTATGGCAACAGCCCCACCACCAATAGCAGCAGCAACAGCCTTGCGTAATGATGGCGACATTATTCACCTCTCGCAGCCTTACGCTTATCTTCTTTAATCTTGAAATAAAGGTTTGTCAGATACGTCAGCAAGCCAAATACCAGACTACCCAGCACACCTATTGCCGCCCACTGTGAGGGCGTGACTTTATCGAGCAACTGTAAAAACCAGTACCCGGCACTACCTGCTGAGGTGCCATAGGCGACACCCGTTGTTAACTTATCCATGGATTTCATAACCCCACCTCGCAGATGCGGGTGCTGTGTAATGGAAATAAAAAGGCCACCTACGTGGCCACCAGATTATTTCCCCACCAGCTCGTTTATCTCTTTCACTGTCTGGTTAAACCGCTCTGACTCAAGCTCAACACCTAAGGCCCGACGCCCCAGCGCCATTGCTGCTTTTATTGTGGAACCGGATCCCATAAAAAAATCAGCAACCAGATCACCAGGTCGACTACTGGCATTGATTATTTGCCGGAGCATATCCGCAGGTTTCTCACACGGATGTTTACCCGGGTAGAACTGAACGGGTTTATGCATCCAGACATCGGTATAAGGCACGGAGACTGATACGGAGAAATAGCGCCGGAGAGATTTAAACTCATCCAGCAATTCAGAATATTTGCGATTCAGTGAATCATAAGATGCCACCAGCTGGTGGTGTGGTTGTTCCAGTTGTTGTTCCTGAAACTTCTCTGCCGCTATACGGGAAAACAGTGCCTGTAACTTCCGATAGTCAGCCTCATTCGGCAACTGCCACTGACTGGCACCAAACCAGTGGGAAACCATATTTTTCTTACCTGTGGCTTCGGCAATTTGTTTTGCCGTTATACCCAGTTCGGCACGAGCATCCCTGAAATACGATATCAGCGGTGCCATTATGTGCTGTTTGAGTTCCCTTTCTTTTGCCGCATAGCCGTCACTTTTGCCGCGATATGGCCCCTGGTAATGTTCAGCAAACAGAACGCGCTCTGTGGCAGGAAAATATGCGCGCAGACTTTCTTTATTACACCCATTCCAACGTCCGGACGGCTTCGCCCAGATGATATGGTTAAGCACGTTGAAACGTTCACGCATCATGATCTCAATATCAGATGCCAGACGATGCCCACAGAACAGGTAAAGGCTTCCGGCAGGTTTTAACACCCGCCAGAACTGGGCCAGACAGTGGTCCAGCCACTTAAGGTAATCTTCGTCCCCTTTCCACTGATTGTCCCAACCGTTGGGTTTCACCTTGAAGTAAGGCGGATCGGTAACAATCAGGTCAATGGAATCATCAGGCAGGGACTGAATAAAATGCAGGCAATCAGCGTTGATTAAATCAACACTGTTTATTTTTACAGTATTTTTCATGGATCAGTAAGCGTAACTCTGGTAGGCTCACTCTGCTTTTGCGCTAAAGCAGTGGGCCGTGGTTCGCTTGTGACCAGTAAGCATGAGCGAATGGCTGGCAGGTGCTACCAACACCCACCAGCCGCCCATTTTCACAGCAGGAAACCGCCATTACTGGCAGCGTCTGAATTTATTCCCGTACCCACCGTTATCCTTCGCCAGACCCGCCAGAACTAACTGAGTCAGTATTAACTGGCACCGGGCTTCGCTTACTCCGGTAGTTCTCGTCATCATGCGTGGCGTTACCCACTTGTCAGCAGGTAAGAAATGAAGGACTGCGGCGGCGGTTTCTGTCATATCTTGCTGTTTTAGCATGTCTTTTTCCCTTCTGGTTAACATGACATACCAATAACTCTTGTCTAAAAAGCCAGCAAGATAAAAAGTCAGTATTCACGACCACCAGCGTGTTTACTGTACTGCACCAAGTTTACAGGTACAAAAAAACCGCTCAGCGGCGGGTTTAAGTTGTGTGGCGAAGTAACCACTCTTAACAGCATATTTGATTTTTTACGATTGTAAACGGTTGATTATTCATCTCCAATAAAAATAATTGTGTAGGTATGCCCTTAACAATGGATAAGAAACATGAATAAAATGACTGTACTATTACTTAGCGCAACTATCATTTCAGGTTGTACTTCTTCCGTACCATTGATAAAGAAAACTCAATCAGGAAAACCTGAGGGGGTTTATCAAAATACGACAAAAGATAAAGTCAAAGATGCCCTTGTGAATTACTGCAATAGTAGAGGGTTGATAATTTACAACGCGGATAACAGCAGTGTTATATGTGGTAAAGAACTGGAAGGCGGGTCTGCTGTTTTTGGACAAATGTTAATCGGCAATGCCTATTCAACAACCCCGGTATCAAAAGTCAGATTTACTATCGCTCAAGTTAATAACGATACAAAAGTGTGGGCCGATATGTGGATGGAAACTCAAATGGCAATGGGGCAAGTACAACAAATGGCTATAACAGACAACGCAAGCAAAAACACTATCCAACAACGTCTTGATGAATTAAAACCTTAAGTAAATTAATTAAATAAAATGGGGAGAATAAATCGACTCCCCACACATTAAACTGATTCAATTACCCTCTCAATAAGAGGTCTTCTAACGATCCATCTCTAGCTCAATTTCTAACATCATTAACATGCCATCAACTACACCTTCAGCCTTTTGCAATAAACGCCCAACCCAGCAATCAGAACGCCCATGTTTACGGGCAAGCGCCATAAACGTCATACCACCTACATAATAATCCACTAATAAATCGTGCAAATCGCTGTTGTTCTTTTTCAGGCGAGCCATGCATCCACAAATGATCATCGCGTCATCGTCACAACATTGCGGGCGGGATTTTACTTTTGAAGGGATTAGTCCTTTAAATCCTGCAGCAATAGACGACCAAGTGACATCCTCGTGATTATTTGCCACCCATGCCCCCCAACGTTCAAGAACCATTTGAATATCACGCATCAACTTTCTCCACAAAATCAGGCCAGCACGCCAATTGCCAGCGCACGATCGATAAAACGAAATATCAGCTCCAGCTGGGAGCCATACTTCTCTTCAAATGCCACGGTATCCGCATGCAGCTCGTCGTGATGCTTTCTGCACAAAGGCAACACAAAAAGGTCATGCGCTTTTGTTCCCATTCCACCCTGACCGTGACCTATCAGGTGGTGGGGATCATCAGCGGGCTTTCCACAACATGCACACGGCTGTGTCTTAACCCAGCGCGTGTACTTTTCATTAACCCAGCGGCGACGTTTTGGGCGTAACATAAAAGACTCCGGCGACTCCGGATCCACTTTCAGCGCCAGCACCTTTTTCGCCTTATCCTGGATGATGCTGGTGGCAGGAACCGAAGGCACAAGGTCACTTTCCCGGGTGACAGACGGCACAACAGGCTTCGGTAATCTCAGTGCCTTACGGGCTGCACTTTCCGGTAAGGCATCCGCCAGGTCATTCCGAATCAGCCACCAGCACAGTTCCGGCATTGTCACAACGTGACTATCATCAAAACCGAGATCCCGACGCACAACAGACAACACCCAGCGGGCACAGTTATCCGTTGCCATTGATTCCAGCCGTTCCGTGAACTGATCGCGCAGCTGGTTATCGCAGTGCCAGCACAGACGGATTGCGCCCGGCGCGTGTCGCATTGTTGTCATGTTCTCGCTGTGCCAGTCGGAATGAGGCCACTGGCAGCCTTTTTCACGAAGTAACCAGCTTTCAAGACATTCCACGCCACCAGCACGACGGATCACTGCCTCATTGCGGAACACGGCCCGAACGGCAGGATCATCCGCCAGCGGTTGTGATGCCGCCGGAACGGCACCACTGGCGAAAGATGAATAACGTTCCGGCTCAGGCTCCAGCAGGACACGCCCCTGCATAAACAGGGGCATCAGCTCTGAACCTGGCCTGAACAATACGATCCCCATACGCGGGGCAATTTCAGGGGTCAGTAGTGCTCTCACGGTCACCTCAATGAACGGTATCGAGCAACTTTAACAGCTCAGGGAATCGGGATTCGAAGAAATGCGGCTGCGTCTCGCGCGGATTTGCGGGACTGGTGATGTTCTTGCCGAACATGCAGCCTTTCGCCGTCAGCGACCAGAATTTTTTGATGTTGTTAATCGCGGTACGGCTGTATCGTTCGCGTTGTTCAACGATCCCTAGCTTCACCATCTGGTGATATGCCTGATTAGCCGTCAGGCGGATACCATACTGTTTCAGCAGTGCACTCAGCGACAGCGTGGGGCGACTTGAGCCATCAGGCGCGTCAGCAGGAGCATCAATGGCATAGCGCGGTGCCAGATTCGGTAAGCCAACAGCCTCCTGGAGTTTCTGACAGGCACCAAGCACTGAAGAGTTAGACAGGTTTAATTCCCGGCGCATAAAGTCCAGCAGAATCACACCAGCCTGCATCTTGTCAGCAGCCTGTCCGGATAATTTTTCCGGTGCGCTGGTTACCATGTCGAAAGTACGGATCACCTTCAGATGGAATGACGGGCTGATCCACATTGCATAGGCATACACCAGTTCCTTGCAGACATACGTTCCCCGTTCATTTCCCCCATGAATCACACTCACCGGGTCAACACCCAAATTCTGGGTGTTGGTCAATTCATGAACAAGCTCAACAGTTTGTTGGCTGGAAAGAAACTTTCCTGGCTCCTTGGTTCTGGCATTTGCACCAGATGCTACTGCTGCGCGATGCAGATCGTTCAGACTGTAACGCCCATAAGCATCACGACGAACTTCAATACCATCAATGACCATCAGATTATTCATACTTCGTTTCTCCTCTTGATCTGGCGGCTGCACCCGCCGTTTTCTCGTACTTACTGATAGTGATCTCGACCTTCCCTTCCGGCATAACCGGTCCCCACTCCACCAGCATTCTTTTCACCTGACTGTCGTCTTCCCACACACCCGCGTGGGTCAGGGCGTCAAACAGCGCCTTGTTATAGTTGTCCAGATCGCGGATCCGGTTATCCGGAGGAAACAACACGATCTCCACTGAAGCAGGTGCCGACGTTGGTTTTGGCAGACGACGTAACTGCTCAACTATTGCTGCACACGCCGCGCTCTGGAATTTGCGCCCCGCCGCGCTTATCAGGCTCTTACCTGCAAACGCCCCTTTGTTGGGGTGTCGCCAGTACGTGTTCACGCTGGGCGGGAAAGGCAAGATCAGCTTCATACTTTCAGGCCCCTCTCATGTAACCAGTGGGTTGCACGCAGCCTGGCGTTTTCCTCACCGGCAAGCAGTGAGCGGATAATCCCGACCGCCTCGCTGTCGTCGTCCTTCATCGCAGTATGAAGCGTTATCCCCCGGGCCACGCCACGCTTTATCGTGATGACGCCTTTTTTCTCCAGTGCGCGAAGATGCTCCACCGCTGCATTCACTGAACGGTATCCCAGCATGGTTGCCACCTCCTGATTGGTTGGCGGGAAGCCACGTTCTTTCTGGTAAGAAATCAGCATATCCAGCACCTGCTGCTGGCATTGAGTTAACGTCGTCATGCCGCCATCTCCCTGACCAGTTTTTCCGCCTGCTGGCGAACCTGCGCCAGAAACGCCTCACCACATGCCTCAAGTTCATCGCGCCCGATGTAGCTGATTGCCGGTCCCTTCCAGGTCTTGTCGAAAACAGCAATAGCACCAGCGAAGAAAGCGCCTGTCGGCACCTGCTTCTCGTCTTTCGGGATAAACCAGGCAGGCAGTTCAAAACCAATACGCCCGCGAATAAAAGCAATATGATCTGCATCTTCCGGCCACCACACTTCGCTGGTGGCAGCTTTGATCAGGAAAACATAGCGCCCGCCTTTATCACGCATGGCACTGGCATGTTTCATGATGTAACGCATGCCGGTGATGTATTGCCCCTCATGCTGACTGGCGCGGCTGTATGGGGGATTACCAAAGGCAGCACCTTTAAGCTCCGCAAGACGTTCTGACCAGTCATGCGCCAGCGCGTTGTCTTCCGCCGTGTAATACGCGGTACATTTGGCGTTATCACCGTCGGTGAACAGATCCAGAACAAACGGGCCAAACAGGGTGTTAATTCCCCAGAAAATGTTGTCCGGCGTGCGCCACTGATCGCCCACTTCCTTCAGTTCATGGGCTGGTTTGTTCCGCAGTTCCACCAGCGCCCGGCAATATTTATTACTCATTAAGCCCCCACGTAATTCCCTGACAGATACCACTCTTCACCCGATGCAGCGCGCTTGCTGCTTTTCCGTAAGCACCGCTCACGACGTGCCAGAAAATTGTTTCGTTCTGGCTGGGAGTGGCTTTCTCGGAATGCCGCCATCCACACCGTTGCAGCACGACGGTATAACCCCCTGGACTCCAGCTCTTCAGCCTGGCGGGTCAGGCACAAAATCACCCGGGGATCGTTAGTGCCGACATAGAAATTGCGCACAGGTTTGGTTTCACGAACTGGTTGTGGTTCCGGCTCCTGCGCTCTCTCAGTCAGGCGTGGGAAATGTCTGCGTGTATCTCCTTCACAACGGTGAGCCACACGCCCACTCTGACGTAACTTGCTTGCTGACTGCAGAACGCGCTGCCGTGAGTAACCTGCAAAAGCATCCGCAATGTCTCCGGAAGTACACCCCGGATGGGCTTCAATGAATTTCTGAACTTCATTCAAAAGACTCATGATCACCCCCTGAATCCTGCCGGGATCTGGCTGTAGTCCACGTTGTCGTAACTGGCTTTGAAGTACGGGTCCTCACGTCTGGCTGCAGATACCGCAGGAACTTCCCAGGATTCTTCGAAATGACGATCCGGACCAAAGAACGTGACAGCCTGTTTCACAAATTGTGTGCCGCTGTTACCCATCGCAGATACCCAGCCCGCGTAGCGTTTCACACCTTCCAGCATGGTTTCGGGGTTTACTCCCTCATTCAAACGGGCTTTCCAGGCTTTGAAGGCTGCAGATTTTGAATTGCCACCAGCACGTTTGGGATATGCCAGCCATGCCTGCTCAAACTCCGGAGAGTATTCCGGTCGGTTTGAACGAACTCGCACGGACTCATCAACTGATGCACCAACAGCTATTGGTTCATTGACTGGTTCTTTGACTGGTTCAAAAGAGTGACTGGTTCTGGGTGAATCTCCTGCACTACCCCCTGGTGCAACTCCTGCACTACCTGGTGAATTTGCTGCACCAGATAGTGAATTATTTGCACTACCCCCTAGTGAATCTCCTGCACCATCAAGATGAAGAAGATAGATATTACTTGAGTTACCTTTTTCACCTTTCCGGGTGACTTTTTTTACCAGCCCGGACTCACAGAGGGCCGCAATATGATTCATCACAGAACGTTTGCTAATCTCGCACTGGTCAGCAATATGCTGGTAGCTGGGCCAGCACTCACCCTGATCGCTGGCATTATCAGCCAGCTTGATCAGAACCAGTTTTCGCAATGGATTACCCACTCGAATTTTCATCGCTTTAACCATCAGCTCCATACTCATGCTGCACCTCCGAGATGCTTCATGTTTTTTCCGGAGCGAAAGGCTATAAGCGGCATACTGACGCGGTAATTACGGCCCAGCGGTTCACAAATCACCTTCTGACATTCACGGTCAACCAGGCTAACACGTAGAACATGCCCTGCAGGCGTGGTGTACCACTGACCCGGACGAGGACAACGGAAAGTCTGATTGGTAAAACGTTTGAAAATATTCCGGATCATTTGCGCCCCCTTACCTCTGAAGGGTTCAGCGACAAATTTATGAGGCAGGCCAGCGCCGAAGCATCATTAATATAGTCATATAAGCTAACAGCCAGCGGAGATTCGGCTTTTGCCAACATAGGATAAAGCTGCTGCAGCCAGACCTGATGAATTGATGAAATGTAGGAACAGAGAACGCTGGCGTTATGTGCAACGTCGCTCGGTACAGCGGGCTTTGAAAGCTGTTTCTCCATCTGGTTAAAGGCATTGATGTATGCCTCTTTGAACTGGGCAGCACGTTTACCCGTGAAACCCATAGCAAGAAACGCAAAGCCGTCGCGGGTTATTTGATAGCAAGGTAGTTTGCGGCCTGATGCGTCGATGTACTCACTGAGCTGGAAATTCAGCTCAGTAAATTCGGCAGAGCATTCAAGAGACGCAATTTTTTGAATGACGTTTTTGTGTTGTTTGCCGAAATAACTAGCAACAGCCAGAGAAGAAGTAACAACTTTGTCTGCAATAATGCAAAGTTCAGGTTGAACTAAGGCAGGGATCGTAGCCATGATGGCAGCCTCCGTATGCAATGGATAACTTCCACCACCGGAAACGCCAATTTCGCTGGTGGTGAACTGAGCAGGGTTGGCGTAACCGGCGCATACGGAAACCGGCGCACCTTTCGGTGCCCCCACCCAGCCCACCATAATTTGGGTATAGCTGAGTTGTAGCAACAAAAAAGACGCTAACGCGCCAATTGTCGCCGTATGCAATTCCAGGACGCCAATCCCGGCACCCGCTTTATAAGGTGCCTGAACAGTGTAACGTCCCGGAATGGCAGAATCAATGTGCTGGTGGTCCTTCACACTCAACAAAATCACGCCTGAATTTCCACAAAGGACTAAAGCACTCATGCGGGTAGTCTTTGCGAAGATAGATAACGCGCTGTGTTTCTGGCTCCCAACGAATAACATGAACATAAAGTCCTCTTCCGTCACGAAACCAGCGGTTAAGTTCCTGCACAACTCGCCCCCCACAGTCAGGTAAAGTTCTCTGTGGTTACTTACAGCCAGGTGATTTGGTAATCTGCATTCATGCCGTAACAACAGGTGTGCAGCGACACTGACCACCAGCTGTTGCGACAAACGGTTATTTGCCGTTAAACTGTTCATGCGTTAGTTTCTCCACAGACACAAAACGCCACGACGCCCGGAGCTGCACACTCGCGGGCGTCACTCTTTTCTGGAGCGCAGAAAATTTTGTAGACCAGTGCCGCATGCTCCTGGAGCTTCGAAATTGACAGATACAATTCATCATTAATTGCTGTCTTCTCATGCGGTTCCACTACACCGTCTTCAATTGCTGAACGAATCTGTTTTGAATAACTGCCGATCTGTTCAATGACTTCCAGCAGGCGTTGGTTGATATCGGCGTTGTCCACATCCTCGACGTCAGGAAGAGACACAAAGACGCCATTTGCAGACTGCGCCACAGCGTCAGCAATGAAGTGAGTGCCACCAGCACGCTGTAAAACCATTGCCCATCCCAGCGGGAAAATCTGATCGCCATCTGCACGAAGGCGGTTGAATAAAGCGTTCTCTGTTACATCCAGCCAGTCAGCAGCTTCAGCGTAACCCCCAGGCAATGCCGCGATAGTTTTTCTGACAGCTTTCACGTACCACTCGGGTTGTTTTTCCACTTTCCAATGATGCTTACCCACGGCTTACCTCCTGTTCCTGTGGTTTAAACCCATTCTGGTTTTGGCTAGATTGAAAACGTGCCGGATAAAGAATCTGCATTTCGCTGATTTCACCCTTAAAAAAATTGGCCAGACGTTCTGCAAGATCGATAGATGGAATTTGTTCCAGTCTTTCAATACGACTCAGCGTCGCTGGATTGACCTGAACGCCCGCAGCAACATGCTGCAAAGTAAATCCGTGCGCCTTACGCACATTCCGTAATGGTGATTGCATATAACCTCCACATATTGCGTGATGAGCATATTATTTCACGCAAATATTTTGCGCAAGTTGATTTGCTTAACGCGCAATAAAGAAATGTAATAAACGCATGAACATAGGAAATCGAGTCAGACAACTTCGCCAGGCGAAGAACATGAAAATCGCCGATCTCGCTGAAGCAATAGGAGTGGATGCGGCGAATATCTCGCGCCTCGAAACAGGTAAGCAGAAACAATTCACTGAACAAGCCCTGAGTAATATTGCCAGGAGCTTAGGTGTTGATATTGCTGATCTCTTTACCTCAGACCTCAAAAGTAATACTGTATGTAAAAACAGTATTAGTGAGGATGTTGCGCAGGTGAAGGATGTATTCCGTATTGAAATGCTGGATGTCAGTGCCAGTGCGGGAAATGGCCTTATCCAGGGCGGTGATGTCATTGATGTGATTCATGCCATTGAATACAGAACTGATAATGCTGTATCGATGTTTGGTGGACGACCAGCAAATCACATTAAAGTTATCAACGTTCGTGGGGACAGTATGTGTCCAACCATTGAGCCAGGAGATCTCATCTTCGTTGATATCAGTATCAATCAGTTTGATGGGGATGGTATATATGTATTTGGTTTTGATGATAAAATTTACGTCAAACGACTGCAAATGATACCTGATAAACTGCTGGTAATTTCTGATAATCAGATTTACCGCGAATGGGGAATTACCAGCGAAAACGAACACCGGTTTATGGTCTTTGGAAAGGTCTTAATCAGTCAGTCACAAACCCTTAAGCGACACAATTAACCCCCTACCTCAACATCAATTAGCCACCAGAAGGTGGCTTTTCATTACTCACGCTATTGCATGTCTCGCAATAAAATACTTGCACGTTACGCAATTTCATTTTATCTTTCTTTCCAGACCAACAAACAAGGTCCTGACAAAATTTGGTTGTAACACGGCGTATGGCACATGCGTCGTTAGCGGTCTGGGGACGTTAAAGGGGACAATCCACTCCTTGCTCGGGCAAACAAACCAGGTAGCCGGAATGTGCAAGTCAATGAGGATGCTGATAAGACGCCTAACCAGCGTGGCGATTCGGTTTGACGCCTGGGAAGAGACCAGGGTGCAACGATGATGGCATTTATGGAACCGCGACAAAGTGTGGTGCCGTAACTGGCTAAGTGCTCTCAGCGTTGTGGTAATCCGCGAAATGGCGCGGCGGTAAGTATGGCGGGGTTACTCTTTCCCCGTTGAGGACACCGGATTGTCAGGTTGACCATACGCCTGAGTGACAACCCCACCACAACAGCCACTGCTTTGGCGGTACCAGTTTGTACACTTGCTTCCGGCTGGTACCGCTCTTTTTACAAAACAGAGAAGAGCATCACCGGACGACGGGCTCATAACCCAATCCATCCGGGCGGCTGCACCGCAGGTGTTCTTCTCTGTTTTGTGGAGAAACCAACCGACCTTGCAGGGTCGATATGATGAGGAGCAGCAAATGGCTAGCGAACGCAGTACTGATGTGCAGGCATTTATCGGGGAGCTGGACGGCGGCGTATTTGAAACCAAAATCGGCGCAGTTCTCAGTGAAGTCGCTTCCGGTGTGATGAACACGAAAACCAAAGGTAAGGTCTCGCTCAACCTGGAAATCGAACCGTTTGATGAGAACCGTGTGAAAATCAAACACAAACTCTCATATGTTCGCCCGACTAACCGCGGGAAAATTTCCGAAGAAGACACCACCGAAACGCCGATGTATGTCAATCGCGGTGGTCGCCTGACTATTCTGCAGGAAGACCAGGGACAATTACTGACTCTTGCCGGTGAGCCTGACGGAAAACTCCGCGCAGCAGGTCATTAATATCGTTCTTAATTAACTGATTATTTATCTCATCACTGAATATCTTAATATAGTGAGGACTTATTATGTCTCAGAACTTAGACGCAACCGCAATTAATCAAATCCATGCCCTTATTTCTGCTCAGGGTGTTAATGAAATTATCAGTAAGATTGGTGCCGATGCTGTGGCATTGCCTGAGAACTTCCGCATTCATGATCTGGAAAAATTTAATTTAAATCGCTTCCGTTTCCGTGGTGCGCTTTCCACTGCCAGCATCGATGACTTTACCCGTTATTCTAAAGATCTTGCAGATGAAGGCACCCGCTGCTTTATCGATGCTGATAATATGCGTGCCGTCAGTGTGCTTAACCTGGGTACTATTGATGAACCAGGTCACGCAGATAACACCGCCACTCTCAAACTGAAAAAGACAGCACCGTTCTCTGCTCTGTTGTCTGTTAACGGCGAGCGTAACTCCCAGAAGTCACTGGCAGAATGGATTGAAGACTGGGCCGACTACCTTGTAGGCTTTGATGCTAATGGTGACGCTATTCAGGCAACAAAAGCGGCTGCGGCTGTCCGTAAAATCACGATTGAAGCAAACCAGACCGCTGATTTTGAAGATAATGACTTCAGCGGCAAACGCTCCCTGATGGAGTCTGTCGAAGCGAAGACCAAAGATATTATGCCAGTGGCATTTGAATTTAAATGCGTTCCGTTTGAAGGTCTGGAAGAACGTCCATTTAAATTACGCCTCAGCATTATCACTGGCGATCGTCCTGTACTGGTTCTGCGCATTATTCAGCTGGAAGCGGTGCAGGAAGAAATGGCTAACGAATTTCGTGATCTGCTTGTTGAGAAATTCAAAGACAGCAAAGTAGAAACCTTTATTGGTACTTTCACCGCCTGATTTCATTACTGCAAATGCCCCTGCGGGGGCATTTATGGAAACGTAATTAACTCAATAATCACCGGATGGTGAGGGCTTCCTTTTACCAGAATTCAGCGCGGTGCAGCGCATATACGTGGAGAACAAAATGTCATTTATTAAAACTTTTTCCGGGAAGCATTTTTATTATGACAAGATAAATAAAGATGACATCGTTATTAACGATATCGCGGTTTCCCTTTCAAATATCTGTCGCTTTGCAGGACATCTTTCACACTTCTACAGTGTCGCCCAGCATGCGGTGCTTTGCAGCCAGCTGGTACCGCAGGAATTTGCTTTTGAAGCGTTAATGCATGATGCAACAGAAGCATATTGCCAGGACATCCCCGCTCCACTGAAACGCCTTCTTCCTGACTATAAACGGATGGAAGAAAAAATAGATGCCGTAATCCGTGAGAAATACGGGTTACCCCCGGTTATGAGCACACCTGTGAAATATGCCGATCTCATCATGCTGGCAACCGAACGCCGCGATCTCGGGCTTGATGATGGCTCTTTCTGGCCTGTACTGGAAGGCATCCCGGCAACAGAGATGTTCAACGTGATTCCACTGGCACCGGGCCATGCCTACGGGATGTTTATGGAACGTTTTAACGAGTTATCGGAGTTACGCAAATGCGCATGAATGTTTTCGAAATGGAAGGGTTTCTTCGCGGAAAATGTGTACCGCGAGATCTGAAAGTGAACGAAACAAATGCCGAGTACCTGGTACGTAAATTCGACGCGCTTGAAGCTAAATGTGCGGCACTGGAAAACAAAATAATACCAGTGTCAGCTGAACTGCCGCCAGCAAATGAAAGTGTTCTGTTATTTGATGCTAACGGAGAAGGCTGGCTGATTGGCTGGCGTTCCCTCTGGTACACCTGGGGACAAAAAGAAACCGGAGAATGGCAGTGGACATTTCAGGTCGGGGACCTTGAAAACGTCAATATCACTCACTGGGCAGTAATGCCAAAAGCACCGGAGAATAAGAAATGAGCGTGATAAAAACTCATACAGGAATTGTTATCACCCGAGACGGTCCGCAGGTAAAAAAACTGCACCAGACAAAGCGGATGTGGGTCGTCGGAAAAAACGAGTTTTACCACAAAGAAACCGGACGCCGCCACTTTGCAGAAAATACTCGCCGCCGACTGCTGATCGATACCATCAAGCCGATCGAGGTGAAGCATGTTTAAACAGAACGAAAAATCTATCGCTCAAATTGCTGAGTATATCCCACGTGCGTGCCGGGGTATGCAGTTGCAGGAAGCCAAAGCACGCCTGGAGAAAAAAATTGCGCTCTATATCGATGACGGCTGTGATGCTGCCGTTCTTAACGCAGCGTTCGCGCCAGCTCTTAACAGTCATACGCGGGAGTCTTTTTTTTCGTGCATCGCAGCGCAGATCCGCAAAGGAGGCAACCAGTGAGCAAGATTGACTATCAGGCACTGCGTAAAGCGGCGCAACTGGCAACACAGGGTGAATGGGTCGCATTTATTTCGTCTGGTACTGGTACATATGCGGTGCATACACCTGGTGATAAACGATGTGAAGACGTTATCAAATGGACCGGCTTTGATGGACAGAACAACGCAGAGAACAACGCTCGTTATATCGCAGCTTTCAACCCTGAAGTAGTGCAGGCGCTGCTGGATGAACGGGAAAGAAACCAGCAATACATCAAACGCCGTGACCAGGAGAACGAGGATATTGCGCTAACGGTAGGGAAGCTGCGCGTTGAGCTTGAAGGCAAAGACAGCAAAATAGCCAATCTTACCGCCGAACGCGATGCTCTTCGTGAAGGTGAGATGGGCGACGCTAGGCATAGCAACACACGGGCCGCAGCTGATATCTACTTCCAACTGGTCGAGGAGTGCGAAATTCCTGCTGGCGGATCTCTGGTCGAGTACGTTGACGATATGCGCGAGAAGCTGGAAGCCGCAGAGAAGCGCATTGCAGAGTTAGAAAGTGGTTCTCAGGCACAAAAGTTAGTTGAAGCAATCATTGTTGCGATAGAAAACGAACAGGAAAGGCTTTTTGATGAAGATTACCTAATGGATTCGAAAGAATGCATTGACGTAATTCGTGAAGAAGTAAAGCGATGGAATGATTCCCGTGCCGCTGGCATTCGCATCAAAGGAAAGTGAGATGAACGGACAGATATCAATTGTTCGACCAGGAGCATGTGACGATCGCGAAATACGAATAATTATTCGTCTGGCAATGGGGAAAGCAATAACTGCTCTCATTACCCCAGAAAATCTCGCATTAGCATTAACAGGAAAGTCAGACCTGCCAGTAGAGCTAAAGCTGCGAAATGTTGAGATTAAGGTGAAATAGCTATGACCACTATTACCAAAGAACGTATCGAATTATTCATTAAAAATCCGCTTGATAACGGGCTTACCCGTGGCGAACAAATGGAACTGGCACGGATTGCACTGGCATCGCTGGGAGCAGAACCTGTAAGCCAAACTTACAACTTGCCAGAATTAATCGAAGGCATGGAGGTTTCCATTGATGTAAGCACTTGTGATGCTGATTTAGGTAATCGCTATTTCGGCACCGTCACCGAGGCGTTAGAACTTGATACTGCCAAGAATGGTTACATCCTCCTGGTTCAGGACGCAGAGCCAAACTTCGATGTAAATGGCAACTATCCGGGAACTCCGGATAGTTGGATAAGCTGTAGTGATCGAATGCCGAACGACGCGCAGTGGTGCGTAGTGAACACAGAATACGGGTATTACGTGCAATGCTGGTCTGAAGGTCAAGGGTGGCTTGGTGATGATATCAGCATCCCTAAATGCGATGTAATCAATTGGATGCCTCTACCAGAACCGCCGCAGGAGGTGAAGTGATGAACAACTTAATGATCGACCTTGAGACGATGGGGAAAAATAAGGATGCACCGATCGTTTCCATTGGCGCGGTGTTCTTCACTCCAGAAACCGGAGACATCGGACAAGAATTCTATGCGGTTGTCAGCCTAGACAGTGCTATGAAGCAAGGAGCTACACCTGACGGCGATACCATCCTGTGGTGGTTGAAACAAAGCCCTGAAGCGCGAGCTGCAATCTGTATTGATGATACTTTGTCGATCAGCGATGCTCTCTCAGAACTAAACCATTTCATTAACCGGCACGCAGACAATACGAAATATTTAAAAGTCTGGGGTAACGGAGCCACCTTCGACAACGTAATTTTACGTGGAGCTTATGAGCGAGCAGGACAAATCTGCCCGTGGGCGTACTGGAATGACCACGATGTACGCACGATCGTTACACTTGGGCGTTCCATCGGATTCGACCCCAAAATGGACATGCCTTTCGATGGCGAACGGCACAACGCCATAGCTGATGCCCGTCATCAGGCAAAATATGTTTCCGCTATCTGGCAGAAATTAATTCCTGCCACCAGCACAGAATTATGATTTTCCCGGGTGCAGCCGGTTTTGATGGAGAAAATTATGAACACCTTGTTTTTACTGATGGCTGAATTCAATACCCCAAACATTGAACTCTCAGCAATTAGCCAAAAGTACTTTGGTATGAGTCCAGCCACGGCAGAAGCAAAAGCAAACGCTTGTAAGTTGCCCGTTCCAACATATCGCATCGGCACATCACAAAAAGCAAAACGTTGCATCAATATTCAGGATCTTGCGGAATACATAGACAAAAGGCGAGAAGAAGGACGTATCGAGTGGGAACAGGTCAGAACAGTCAAACAGAAGGGCAAAGAACATCACTAAAGAAAAAACCCGCCTGAAGGCGGGTTTTCAAAAAGCACCAGCTATGATCATGCTGCTTTGCGACGACGAAGCTTACCCTGCTGCTCTTTACCAGAGACAGTAGCGTGAGTGAACGCATTAGGAACAGCCTTCATCAGAACTTCAACAGCAGCCCCCATACCTGCGAATGCTTTCATTGTGTCGAACTTAACCTGTGGCTTGGTTGCTTTTTGATCTTTCATAGAAAACTCCAGAAGCTATACCGAAAAAATTCCTGTTGTTTACTCATCATCAATAGATGATACGCAATATTTATTTTTAAATTTAAGGTTCTTTGGCGTAACTTCATCAGATATATCAAAACCGTCCAGAATTCTATTGAATGTAGCTTCTGGCATATCATCATGAACAGAAATCTCACCCGATCGCTGCTTTCTAACCATGTTATCCACTCGCCAAATTATAGCTTCAGCGTAAACAACATAACTTGGATGCTTGATAAAGCGATGATCACCAGAATTCAAGACGCAAGACGGATCGTGGGGGACACCATCCTTGATACTAGAAATATTAACAACTAAAACACAATAACAATCGTTAACGGGGTAATAAACAGGATCATTACAAATCACATGAAGATGATTGCATGGCCCAGTTGGGGCAAGCACAGTTCCTTTCCTGTATGGCTGATAATCCGTCATGATAATTGCAAAGAAAATTCCTTAAGTTTCTGAGATTCTTCCATTTTGCCAATTATACGATTAGCCTCATCCTCGCTTTTACCCTCACTGATCAGCATTTCTTTCAGGTCTATAGGCTTACGAGAATTGCCAGGATTGTGCCACTCTGGACAAACGCTTTCTAAATGCGTCATGTTTGCGAGATCAAATCGGTTCATATGCCCATACAGAGAATAGATTTCATCTAAAATCCGGATATCTGCACGGCTCAACTCATCAAAGACCTCGTCTGCATCCATTTCCCTCGGATCTGAACGCAACAACACATCATGCCCGTTCGTCTCTATCAAGTTGTACCAGTAGTCACCAATGCCTTCAGCCTTACCACGAATCAAGTTCAGCGTATTCGACATGACTGGACCAAATTTCATAGAGTAAAGGCTATCTTCGCCGATCATCCTGCCATGCTTCAAAATCGACTTGCGGTTAGACAGATAGAGCAGCTTCATCAATTTCAGATATGCCATGCGCCCACCTCGCTTAAGAAGTAGGTATGCAGCCATTTGAGCTACTTTTTCTTCGCAAAACAT